TGGATACTGCTGTTCGTAATGATGAACACTTGGTAAAACTAGCTGGTGTATTACAGAGAATCATCTCTAAATCTCAAGGTGAAAATGATGAATCAATGTTATTAAGTGATGAAGAAAAGGCTGAACTAATGGGAACACTTCAAGACACGGTTGCTGATTTAGAAAAAGAAAGTCATCGACTTGAAACGATAAAAGACAAAACAATTCAAAAAGGATATTCGGAGGGTTAAATGGCAAGTGGGTTTTTCAATAGTCCAGTTAAAATAAAAGGATTCGGTGGTAAGGAATATAATGTGCCTTTTTACATGCAATTTGTACCTGGATATTGTACAGAAGCTATACATTCAACTGATAGTCCATACGCTCAACACAAAAATCATATCAATACAATAATTGCTGTACCACACCATACTGACAATTTTCATAGAACAAGAAATTCAACAAGTGAAGATAATAGATATTTCCCATTGTTTAGAACCATGCATGACATTCCCTCAAAAGGAGATCCGGTTTTACTTTGCACTATGGGTGGAACACAATATTATTTAGGACCTTTGAATATGCCTACAAATAACCCAACTTGGAATGACGATTTAAATCGTAAAAATGAATATTCTGTTGGTAGTTCATTTGCACAAACAGAATCTAGTAATAGAGCTAAAGCTGGAGAATCAAGTGTTTTTAGCAAACTAAATTTATATTCTAGAATGGGTAAAATATATAATCCTCGATTGGATGGTGGTGTTGTGGATGAAAACAATCCAGCAGTACCTCAAACTACAGGTGATTTTTTAATAGAAGGTAGACATGGAAATAGTGTTAGAGTTGGTAGTAGAGGTGGTCAACCAAATATCGTAATATCAAATAATAGACATCATCAAAATCAAGTGGAAACATTGGGTGATGGTAGTGTTATAAGTATAACATCTGGTGGAACTTTAAATGACTTCTTTGATTTGTATTTAGAATCAGAAGTATACGCTAATAGGTTTGATACTCCTGAAGGGCTTATCCGTTATGGTTTCTCTTTAGCTTCGGATACTTTATATGGGGAAGATATTTCAACATCTGATGGTAGTAATCAATTGAAATACATAAGTCAAAGGTGGGTTGATTGGAATAATGAAGATTCAGTTTTAGATTTGTATGGATATAGAGGTGATCAAATGTTACTTCATTCAGATAGAATAACTATAAATTCAAAAAGGGATGATATATTCGTATCAGCTAAAAAAGATGTTTATATTGGAGCTGGTAGACATTTGGGTATAACAACTAATAATGATATAACCATAGTATCAGATAGATTATTTTTAGGTGATCCATATAAAGAGAGAATGCAAGGAATGGTGTTGGGTCAAACTTTATTAGAAATGTTAAGAGAAATTTTATCAGTAGTTAAAAGTGCTCAAGGAATTTGTCAAGGTGCACCAATTCCATTAGCAGATGAAACTGGTTCACCCGGTGGTGTGAATCAAAAAATAACACAAATAGAACAAAGAATTGAAGAAATTTTAAGTAATAAACATATGTTAGCATCAAACGAATAGAGGTAATTATGAAAAATAAAAAAACAACAAATATAAAAACAACAATAAGAAAAATAGTTAGAGAGGAAGTCGCTATGGCAATTAATGAGGTGATAACTGAATTGAAAAAGCCTACGATGAGTCCAATCCCACAACAGAGACAAATAACAGAAGCAGTTGGTAAAGAAGTAAACTTTACAAATAATTCTATATTGAATGAGGTATTAAATGAAACTGCTCAAGATGGTGAATGGAAAACTTTAGGTGGTAAAGAATTTACAACTGAAAGAATGAGTGAATTAGTAGGAGGTCAATATGCTGATATGATGAATGATACTAATAGTTCAAATGTCAATGTGGTTGTTGATGGTCAAACAGCTGATTTTCTAAAAAAAGACTATAGAGATATTTTAAAAAGAACAGAAGAGAAACAACAACAAAAGTATGGGAAATAATAATGGGATTAAAACAAGATATAATTGATGCTAAAGTAGAAGGACTAAAAGCCTCAGGAGCTGATGAAGAAAAAATTGATACTTCAGATGGTAGTCACATAGAAGTAGAATCTGAATTAATAAAAGAAGCTATTGTTAATTTTTTAACATCTTGTGAATTTAGAATAACTCGATTAAATGCTAATGTTGTGGTTGAAAATTTCAACATACCAGCCCAACCTGTTGATTTACAACCGAATACTTTACTTGGAGATAAAGCTCCAATTATTGATACTATAAAGAAAATTCCAGGAGCTGGAACAATAGCTGAACCACTTGAACAAGCTTTAAAAATAGCCACTCAGCCTTTATTAAAAGGTGGATCAACTTTACCATCATTACAGGTTGACAAAGGTGCTGGTGGATTAAATTCAACTGGTTATGTATTTATTGGTGAAGATCCGGATTCTCAAGATGCGTTTGATGTTGAGGATGAAAGTGGACAAAGAGATTTTACAACTGTAAAATTAATCAGAGATGATATTGAGGACTTATTATAATGGCAATTAGAGATAAATCAAGAAAACCATACATTCAAGACAATGATGATAAAGTTAAAATTGGGATTGATTTACCAATTCGTAGAGGTGATGGTGTAGATGGATTTTTTGCATCCACATCAACAACTATTGAAGCAGTAAAAAATAATATAAGAAATTTATTACAAACAAACGAAGGAGAAAGATTTTTTAGGCCTAATTTAGGTTTGAATTTAAGACAAATTTTATTTGAACATGTGAAAAGTGAAAATTTAATTCGTGTACAAGATTCAATATTGGATAAGATTGAACTTTGGTTACCTTTTGTTGAAGTACGAGATATAGAAGTTCAAACAAGAGAAAGTAATGTAGCTATAGGTGCTAATGAAGTTAGGGTAAAAATATTGTTTAATATAAAACGAGATCCAAATACTTTGGATTCAGTAACAATGCAATTCACAAGTGATACTGGTGAATCACCAGCTGGTGGATATTAATTGGAGATAAAAAATGCCAACATATGGTAAAGATAACTTTAAAGAAACAAATGTAAATTATTTAAATAAAGATTTTTCATCATTGAGACAATCATTAATGGATTATGCTAAATCTTATTTTCCAGATACATATCGTGATTTTAATGAAACATCACCTGGTATGATGTTATTGGAGATGAACGCTTATGTAGGTGATGTATTGTCATTTTATATCGATCAACAATATCGTGAAATGTTATTACCTCTCGCGGAAGAGAGAAGAAATGTTTTAAACATAGCAAAAATGTTTGGTTATAAAGTAAAACCCATATGTGCGTCTTATGTTGACTTAACTTTCTTTGCTAATGTAGAAGCGTCATCAGGTAATATTGAAAATGTTGATTATTCTACCGCTGGTACATGGGATCCGGGTATTGAATTTACTAGTGATATAAACCCAAATGTAAAATTTACAACTTTAGAACACATTGATTTTACAATATCTCAATCTAGTGATACTGATAACATCGGATCATTGGATACTGCTGGTTTAATTTCAACATATAACTTAAGCAGAACTGTAAAGGCTATAAGTGCGACAGAAAAAACTTTAAAAATTAAAATTGGTGCACCTGAAAAATTTAAAAAAATAACTATACCTGATACAAATGTGGTGGATATTGTTTCTTGTGTGGATTCAAATGGACAAAGTTGGTATGAAGTAGATTTCTTAGCACAAGATAAAGTTCCAATAAAAACCCATTATACAGATGACGCTAGTAGAGACTCAGCATATCAAAGTGCTGATGGGTTGATATCAGAGGTAGCAGTTCCTTTTTCATTAACTTACATAACAACAACAAAAAGATTCACGCGTGAGACGAATGAAGACAACACTACATCATTGGTATTTGGTAATGGTGTATTAAAAGATGGACAAATGGTTGATGACGGATATATTGATATGGAACAAGTTGGAATTGTCATACCAGGACAAACAAATGATTTAAATGATTCTATAGATCCATTGTTAGGTAATGAATACTCAACACTTGGTGAAACGCCAAACCAAACAACTTTAACAATTACTTATCGTGTTGGTGGTGGATTTGAATCAAATTTACCTGCAGGTAGTTTGTCAGCAGTTCCTACCTTATCGGCACAAAATGGAAACACAGCAGCAGTTTTTAGTGGAATGAATCAAGGGGAATCAGCTCGTGGTGGTAAAAATGAGGAATCCACTATAGAGATAAAAGAAAAAGCTAAAGCATTTTTTATGACACAAAATAGATGTGTTACAAAGGAAGACTATGAAGCTAGAATTTTAAATATGTCAGCTGATCTTGGAAGTATAGCAAAGGTATATGTTACTAGAAATGAAACACCTACTGGAGAATTAACAGCAGAAGCTCAACAATTAATCAACATAATGGATGGATATATAAATAATGCAGAGCAAGCATTAGTTGATATAGAACAAGCTAATAATGTTAATAATCCTACAGAATTGGTGCACGAAATAATAGAATCTATTAGTCAATCTACAATACTTATGATGGATTTAAAAAACCTCATTGAAACAGGATTTAATCCAGCTGCTTTTGGTGATATGGTTGGTCAGTTTATGGTAAATGCCAACTCTTTTTTCACAAAGGTAAGTGATTCTAAAACACTAATACAAAATCATTACAATAATGTTGAGACATTTTTATCAGATTTAGAACAAAGTTTTGTTGCAAACTACAATGATGCACAGGCAGCGTTAGAAGCTGCATATACCACATTTTTAAATTCCAGAGCAATGATTCAAGACAATCAAGGTATTTCATCATTGAATGACGCATTACAAACACACTCACAATTAGAATATGATCATGATACATCTATTGAAATAATTAATCAGCTGGAAGTGTTATCAGTATTTCATACAAATTTATTTATTAAAATAAATAACCTTCAAAATAGTATGAATAATTTTCCGCATCCTTTAAGCAATTTAGTAAATGGTTATAACGCTGTCGCTCAAACTTTAGTAGTGTATCTGAGTTTACTTTCTGAAGATAGACCTGATTTTTCAGTATTAACGGAAAACACATTTGTATTATCACCAATTAATGTTTATGCTTTAGGTTACAATAATAGAAAACAATTAGTTGGTAACCCACATTCTACTGAACTGGGAGGTTTTGCATCAGATGGGTTGCCAAACACATTACTGAATAATATTAAAACTTACCTTGATAATTTTAGAATAATGACTGATTCAATAATATTGAATGATGGATATATTGTAAACTTTGGTGTGTTTTTTGATATCATAGCTGAAAAATATGCTGATAAACAAGAGGTAAAATTAAAATGTATACAAGTAATAAAAGATTATTTTAATATAGATAAAATGCAATTCAATCAACCTATTTACAAAAGTCAATTAGAATATGAATTAATGGGAGTTGAAGGTGTTCTTTCACTTGGACACCTCACCCTTACACAACAATACGACCATTTTTATCATCAAGGAGAAGGTAATGGTCAAAGTCTCGCAGACCCCACATACACTTATTCATTTTCTGATGCTGGTGAAGGAGCTGATTTAGATGGTGATGGTTCTTCAGATGGTTCTTTTATCATTTCACCTGATGGGACTACTGGTTATGGATATAAATATGATTTTCAAATTGCAACATCTGATGATGGTTCTGTAATTTTACCACCAAACACAGCAACACCAACGGTTTTTGAATTAAAGAATCCAAATAAAAACATACAAGGGAGAGTTAGATAATGCATCATTTTATTTTTCCAACAGCAGACACTTGGGTTTCAAGTGGTAGTAGTACAATAGATGGTACATCTTTTAGAGACCAAAACTTTGGAAGAGATCAAATACTTGAAGTTAAAAAAGAATTTTTTAATTTATCATTTAATTATCAAACAAGAGCATTGATTAATTTTCAAGGAACTGATTTTACTGAAATGTCACAATCAATTGTCAGAGGTGATATTACAAACCCAAAATTTTATTTAAGATTATATGAGGCAGAGGGGAATTCAGAATTATCAGAAGATTACACATTAGCTGCCTATCCCATATCAGAATCTTGGGTGGAGGGAACTGGTAAATTTGGTGATGATCCAAAAACAACAAATGGATGTAGTTGGGAAAATCGTTTAAATCCAATTGGTGGGACTGCAACCGCTTGGAACTCAACTGGAAGTTTTAATACAACTGGTCCTGGTGCTAGTGGTTCAGATGGAGGCCCAACTGTTGTAAGTGGAAGTGGAAACGAGGCGACTCAATCATTTTCAAAAGAATCTCCAGATGTTAATATGGATGTAACTACTATTGTTAATAATTGGTTAACAGGTTCAACTCCAGCTAGTTTTAATCAAAATTATGGATTTCTATTAAAGTTTAGTGGAAGTCAGGAAACTAGCTCCACCCATTTTGGTCATCTTAAATTCTTTTCAAGAAACACTCATACAATTTACTCACCAAAATTAGAAGTTCGTTGGGATGACTCATCTTTTTCTACTGGTAGTTTAACACAACTTACAATGAGTGGTTTGACTGATAATTATCTTTATATGAGAGGATTAAGAGATGAATATAGAGAGGGTGAAAGAGTTAAGTTTAGAGTAGGTGCTAGAAAAAGATATATTCAAAAAACTTTCTCTACATCAGTTCAAACCGTAACTGGTTCATTTATACCTCAAGGTAGTGGTTCATATGCGATTAAAGATGTCGCTACTGATGAATTTATTGTTCCGTTTAGTTCATATACTTCAATGAGTTGTGATTCTGAAAGTTCTTTTTTTAATCAATGGTTAGATGGATTCTATCCTGATAGAGTTTATAAAATACAACTTAAATTAAAAACAGATGATGGACAAGAACAAGTATTTGATGATGATTTTGAATTTGTGGTTAAAAGGAAATAAATTATGGCAGTAACAGTAAATCAATTATTAAATAAAATTTCACAAGAATTAATAGAAAATGAACTTGTCACACCGGATGTTGTGAAAGCAAATCAAAAACAAATTAGAAATGGACAAGTTGTTTTAAGAGGTGTAGAAGAAGATGGTTTTGAGGGAACTTTAGTTTTATATCAGAATGCTGAAAAAGCTAATGAACAAGATTTACAAATATATAATGACACTAGTCAAATTCCTGCAATACAATCAATAGCTGATTCTGTTATCGATGAAAGTTCTTTAAATCAAGTTACACTTAATGTAATTCAAACTGGAACTGGAGCTTATACTATTACTATAGGAGGTGGTGGTATTCCAGAAGATACTAATATAGATTTTATAGTAGATACAGAAAATAATAATCCATTAAATGTAAGTCAATTTGTTCCAATTGAACAAAAATCAACCATTGTAGATCCAAACCGAGCTGAAGAGTATTTGGATACAAATATTTATGAATTATTACCAACTGGTGATACAAGACAAGCTCGAATCAATAGATTTTTTCAAGAGTTAAATGCACTTTTACCACCATTTAATAGCTTACCAGAATTTGATTTGGATGGTAATAGTAAAGTTGATAGAGATGAAGATGGTAATTGGATTAATGAAGAACAATATGATTTAAATAATAGTATTGTTTCAGCTCAAAATAATCCCACAGAAACCACAATAGATGAAGAAGATGCTTTTATTCATAGATTATCTGAAACTACAAATGATACGAATTCAGGTAAAACAATTGAGGATATTTATGAAACAATTCTTCCATATTTAACTGATATATTGGAAGCTCCAGTTACTGCACAAGATGATAGGCCAGTATATGAAAATCAATCAAGTGGATATTTACAATTTAGAAATTTAAATCAAGGTATTATAATTAGAAATACAGATAAATCATTTGTTGAAGGTTTAGATCCGGAGAATAGAACTTATTTAACAACTGGTTTTACAATAACAATGTGGGTTAGGTTTTTAGATAAAGTATCAGAAGGAACATTATTTAATTTTGGTAATCCAACAAGAGATGAAAATCCATTTGGTTTTAAATTAGAAACCTATATATTGAATAAAGATGATTTAAATCCACACCATCTTGCTGGTGGAACTGGACATACCACTTGGGGTGAGTTTGACAATTATTGTGCTGCGAGAATAAATAATCCTGGAACAAATGATATTTATATTCCACGATATGAAAATTCAAACTACGCTCGTTATGTTAGACTTGTTGTTGAGGATAATGGAATATTAAGAGATTCACATACTGGTGTAGGTGGTGGAACTAAAAGAGCTCCGATACCAATTATTGGTGGTACAAATTATAAAGATATAGCATTAGCCCAAACAACATTCATTCCAGAGGACTTTAATGAATGGTATTTCATATGTGCTTCTTTTAATCCTAATATTGATGAACCAAATTCTTATCCAGATGGTGGTGATGACATAACTTTTTCAGAGGGCAATACACAACCTGATCCAGAGGGTATAGATTTAAGTCATAGTACAAACTATTGGTTAAATCATATTAACCCAAGCACTACTGATATGGAATTAACTGATAGGTTTGTGAATAATTCTGGGTATGGAAACAAATGTAAAGTAGAAATAATTTCACGAAGCGATTTATTAAGAGCTCGTGGTTTTAAGGTGTAAACAATGCCATTTGAAAAAGAACAAGTATCAGACGGATTTGGAGTACCGGGAGTAGAAATTAAACAAACACTACTTGATTCCATAGACCCATTTGGTGGAATAGAAATAACCTCAAGTTTTCAAAATACACAAAGAGATTTTACAAACAAAAATTCAGATGGTAGAATTGCATTGGGTATGTTTTATTTTGAAGACGATAATGTATTGAGTAATAATTTTCCTGATAGAATCTCAAATCCATTGTTTAGACAAATGAATGCTTCAAATATGATTATAAATGGAGATTGTAAATATAAATCATTAGTACTTCATACCAATACAGAATACGGACAATCTGTAGGACTACCAAAAAGTGAAATAATAATACCAGGTGGTGGATGGGGTTGTTTAGCACTAGATGGTGTTTTTAGACAAAAAAGTGTGAATACACCGGTGGATTCAGAGTATCAAAGAGTATTTGTACAGGATGTAAATCATGAGAGTTATTTGGGAGAGGGAGGGCCTAATCCTGGAGGGATTGACTTGGATAATCATGAATCAGGATATGGTGGTTATTTACCTTATGTAGCGATGCCTGAATCTATTCAACATAGGTTAATTCTCGGTAATAAAGAACTTTTATTAGGTACACCTGAAGGTAATACCGAAGTATTAAATGATAACCCATATCATCATAGAACATTTGCAAGTATACCCGGGAGTAATCTCGGTGGATATGAAAGTATTCCTCCGATAGCTGCGTGGGTAACAACCCCAAAAGCTTTATCAAACAATAAATGTTTGGTTTTTGATAGTGTATCTGATTGGAATTTAGAAACTTGTAATATATGGTCAGGACTTGGTGGAACTAATGAAGAAGGTGGACATTTTAACTTTCGATACGCGGATCCCACTCCATACACTAGTGCAAATATTAATGTATTTGATGTATTTAGATTGGTTGAAGGTAATAACATAGGTAATAATCACTATAGAACTTTAAATCAATATCAAACAATACATTCTTTACAAGATAGTGCTGATAAACAAATAAATCCATATACTTCATTTAAAGTTAAATTTAGTATGTTAACACACGAATCAAGTGCAGATTCTTATTTCCCTAGTGTTGAAGCTGGTATTATTAGTTTCAATCCTAGTGAAAATATTCAGGGGGTAAGTGTAGGTGGATATTATGATTCATCAGAAGTAGAAATTTTATTAAATAG